TTACTCCTAAAAAGACCCCGAGAAGTTCAGGGCATGGGTGAACTATATCACAAATGTGATGCCTGACAAGTCTTTTTTAACAATTATTTCTATCGGTTTGGCGTTGTCATAGGTTTTTTTAATGGCCTTCCATGCTCACAAATGTGATATAATTGGGCATGGACTTACTGGAAATTGCAATTAAATCGGCTGGCGGCGTGGGCAGATTGGCTTATATGCTAGACGTGAAACAGAACGTCATCAGCAACTGGCGGCAGCGGGGAGTGCCCAAAAGCTGGCAACAAGTGCTGGTGTACAAGTTCAAAAAACAGATTGCGGAAGCGCAGAAATTGAGTTAGAGTTGGGGCACGGCTACCTTTAGCGGGGGAAAAGACGACTTATCACCGTCCTGCCGATGCTTCTTTTATGTGATAACAACCGTGATAAAGGTTAAAGCCATGCACTACTACCAATTCAACATTGGTGACTATCAGTCTCACACATCCCACCTTTCTGAAATAGAAGATTTGGCTTACCGCCGAATGCTCGATTGGTGTTATCTCCACGAAAAGCCGTTACCAGTCAATGCCGATGAAATATCTCGATTGATTCGTATGCGAACGCATAGCGAAAGCATTGCAATTGTATTGCGTGAGTACTTTGAAGAGAGGGAAGATGGCTGGATAAATCTCAGAGTTATGCAAGAAATTCTGAAGGTTGGCATTAAGTCGGAGAAGGCCAGCGAGAGCGCCAAGGCAAGATGGGGAAAGGCAAAGGATGCGAACGCATTGCGAACGCAATCCGATCGGTATGCTACACAAGACACATTACCCAAGACACAAAACACAAAACCCAAGACACAAAAGAATACTGTCGCCCCACCTGACGGTGTGACGGAATCTGTTTGGCAGGATTGGCTAACTTTACGCAAGACGAAAAAAGCCGCAGTCACCCAAAGCGCATTGGACGGCATCGTCAGAGAAGCAAAGAAAGCTAACATTTCCTTGCAAGCCGCCTTGGAGATGTGCTGCATGAGGGGCTGGTCAGGATTTAAAGCAGATTGGATTGAGGGAAAATCTACTAGTCAAAAGTCGTTTGCCGAGAAGGATTACGAATTTAAGCGCCAACGCTGGGAGGCAATGACTGGCAGAACATCAGAAGCGCCTTATGTGCCGACCAACTTTTTGGAGTTAGAAGATGACACAACCAATTGATCGCCTGTTTGAGCGCCTGTCCATGTATTACGGGAATGCTTGGGATAATTCGCTGGGCAGCGCACCGCTAAACGAAATCAAGTCGTTTTGGATGCACGAACTGTCAGGGTTTATGAAATCCAAAGAGGCGATGATATCAATATCATACGCTCTGGATCACTTACCCGAACGCCCGCCAAACCTTGTCCAGTTCAAAAATCTGTGTATGCAAGCCCCGATTGTCCGTCCGTTAGCTTTGCCCGAGCCGCCAGCCGACCCCGAGCGCGTAAAGCAGGAACTGGCAAAACTTGCGCCGCTGCGGATGGGGCCAGGCGTTGACCCAAAGGCTTGGGCAAAAAGAATCTTGGACGAATACGTTGCCGGCCGGAAAAAGCCGGTTGCCGTTGTGCAGATGGCCCGCGATGCCTTGGCAGCAGGATGAGGCAAGGGCCAAGATGTTTGCCCATTACCTAGCCCTCTGTCGTATACCTGGCGCAAAAGCCTACGCATGGCAGCGGGTCAAGGAACTGGACGAACAGGACTTGTACAAAGGCATTAAAGATTACATTGTGGAGAAAATGAAAAATGGAGCAGTTAAATGAGTTGGCTTTATTCGCAGGCGCTGGTGGAGGAATACTTGGGGGGCATCTCCTTGGATGGAGAACAGTCTGTGCAGTTGAGTGGGAGCCATACCCAGCAAGCGTATTGTGCGCCCGACAAAATGACGGCCTTCTCCCGCCTTTCCCGATTTGGGATAACGTACAAACCTTTGATGGAAAGCCGTGGCGAGGAATTGTTGACGTTGTTTCGGGAGGATTTCCGTGCCAAGACATCAGTTCCGCAGGAAAAGGAGCAGGAATTGATGGAGAGCGAAGTGGAATGTGGAGAGAAATGGCGCGCATCATTCACGAAGTACGACCCCGATTTGTGTTCGTGGAAAACTCACCAATGCTCACTAGTCGAGGACTTGGAGTCGTTCTCGGAAACTTGGCCTCAATGGGGTTTGATGCAAGATGGGGAGTGTTGGGAGCAGCGGACGTTGGAGCAAACCATCAGAGGGACAGAATCTGGATTGTGGCCAACTCCAAAAGCCTCAGAAGGCGGTGGCAATGCGGGCGGGGCAAATGGAAGGCGCATAGCAAAAGAGAATGGAACTTGGATACCTCATTCAATCAACCCGAACCTGTACGAATGGTTGATGGGGTGGCCTCTAGGGTGGACAGACTTAAAGCCATTGGAAATGGACAAGTCCCACTCTGCGCCGCAACCGCTTGGAGAATCCTAAGTGCGTAGGGCAGCAAGGGTTGACGCAAATCAAGACCAGGTGGTAAGCGCATTAAGGGCAGCAGGCGCTTACGTTTGGATTATTGGCCTGCCGGTGGACTTACTGGTTGGCTACAAGGGTCACACCGTCTTGATGGAAGTCAAGGATGGCCCTGGGAAGCGTTTAACGGCCCTACAAGAGGCTTTTTTTGCCAAATGGGAAGGTGGGACGCTATCAAGGGTTGACGGGCCAGAAGCGGCATTAAACGTCTTAAAGGTGATAGATGCGCAGCCTTGAGCAGAATCGGCTAATGTGGGCAAACTTAGAGGATATTGCCAATCAGGTCGTGTGGTATGGTCAAAAACTCCACAAAGAGGAATGGAAGGACGTATTGACCGCCGCCCTTAAAAGACAAAAGGTTGTGCCTGGCATTGATGGGGGATTTGTCATCATTGGGGCACGTACAAGCAAAATGACCGTGGCTGAGATGAACGAACTTATTGAGTTATCCACAGCCTTTGGTACAGAACAAGGGGTGAAATTCCGTGCTTTTTCCGAAGCGTAAATACGTCCGCAGCAAGGCGCTGCTAGAAGCCTGCCGCACAATTGCCTGCCAACATTGCGGGATTGACGATGGGACAGTCTGCGCCGCGCACATAAATTGGGGCGGCGGGAAGGGGAAAGCGGTCAAGGCTGACGATAATTTGGTCGCCAGCCTTTGTTTTGCTTGTCACTCGGCGCTAGACCAAGGCGCAGACATGAGTAAGGAAGAACGGCAGGATATGTGGATGAAAGCCCACCAGCGCACCGTCCTAATTCTGCTGACCACCCGAAAGTGGCCCGAAAAAGTGCCTATTTCCGCATTGACGGAAGGGGAGCACTCTTTTGCTCATGAGATCGGTGCATAGGATGGGCGTGGGCGGCATCGGTGCGCTCATGCTTATGCAGTTCCTTTTCCAAGGCCATAACTTTGCGCTTTTCGGCTTTATGCTCGCGCTCCATTTCATAGACTTTGGGGATGCTGTGAACAGCTTTTTCGCGTTTGAGGGTAAAATTTGTAGCCATGGGGGAAAATCTCCTATAATGACCGCGAGATTGTAATCTCACCCGTTAACCTTGCAAGGAAATATCATGGGAAAAATGGACAAAGAAGCGTTTAAGTCTGGACGCACCGGCGAAAAAGTGCCCAAGGGCGCATTGGCAAGCGACACAACCGGCGAGCGCCGTGCCAAGATTGTTGGTGGTGTTGGCATGGGCAAAGAAGATGCTCACATGAGCAAAGACTTCAAAGGCGGCTCTAAAGAAGCTGTCTGCTATACGCACGACCGTTCGCATTACCGCTAAAAAAGGCGGGGGGAACTAGGGAAAACAGCCCTAATCCCCCCCTAACCAAACCAAGGAGAGTTGGCATGGCTGATAGTAATTGTAATTCATGCGTTTTTTTCGTTGACCATCAAATAATGGGTCAATGTAGACGCTTTCCCCTGTTTCAAAACCGCCACAAGACCGAGTGGTGCGGGGAGCACAAGGCAAAAGTTGTGGTGTCAATGACCATAACTGAGCAGGCGGTAACGGTTACTGAAACCGAGCCCAAAAAGCGCGGCAGACCGCCTAAAGAATTTACCCCAATGCTGGAGGTAAAGCTATGAATTTAGTCCCATTGCAGGACAGGGTTGTCGTAAAACCACAAGTTCGGAATCTTTCTGATATCATAATTGTGAACAACAAAGAGCCTTTTAACGAAGGCACCATTGTTGCGGTCGGCCCTGACGTATACGAAGTGCAAGTTGGGGATTTCATTAAATACGGCAACGGCGACTATCTGAAATGGCCCACCCACAAGATTGATGGCCAAGACTACCAGGTAATCCAAGAGGCCGACATCTGCGCGGTGGTAGAGGAATGAAGAAGCACGACAAGCCCATAGCCCACAAGACCACGGGGAAGGATAAAACCTACAACCCCACGGAAAAAGGCGCAGGAATGACCGCTAAAGGCCGCGCTGAGTACAACGCCAAGAACGGCAGCAATCTCAAGCCGCCAGCCCCAAATCCTAAAACAAAGAAGGACGAAGGCCGAAAAGCAAGTTTTTGCGCTCGGATGGAAGGGGTGGTAAAACACTCCAAAGGCCCAGCCGAACGCGCCAAAGCATCCCTCAAAAACTGGAATTGTTAATATGCCACTCAAGAAATCAGCAAGCCCCAAGGCGTTTAAAGAAAACATCAAGGCCGAAGTTAAGGCCGGCAAACCCGTGAAACAAGCAGTGGCAATTGCCTACGCTGAGAAGCGGGAAGCACAAAAGGCCAAGAAAAAGTGAAAATCACCCAAAAAAAGGTCACAGAACTAATCCCTTATGTAAACAACAGCCGCACCCACTCTGACGAACAGGTGGCACAGATCGCGGCAA